GACACTGTCTGCCAGGGTCTGCTTAAATGAAAGAACACCTTGCTCCTCAGTAGCTCAATGGTAGAGCATTCGGCTGTTAACCGAAGGGTTGTAGGTTCGAGTCCTACCTGAGGAGCCAAACTATTTCTCTCCGAACCCAGCCTCCCCCGTTGTTGACGCCATCGTTCCTTCTGCGCCTGCCATAGCCTCGCCAGATATCCCCAATTCTGCCATACATTTCCGGACGATCTCGTTCTCCAGTTCCGGTCTCGGAGAGCCACTGTGGTTGGCCCGATGCGTTTCCTGCGGCCGTCCTCCGCCCGACTTCTCCGTCTCTCTGGAGAACGCCCACTCGCGGTTAACGCGGCGAACGTCTCGGTTTACACTTTTCGGACTCCTTGCGTATGTTTACAGCGGAGGGTGATTCGCACTCTCCAGCAGCCACTCGACAGCGGAACGACCGCGACGCGGACTTTCGCTGTGGTGCCAATCCACAGCGAGGTGAATCGTCTTGGGCATTCCGACTGAAGATCTACGATCCATCGCCAGCATCCTCGCCGCCGGCTTCCTCCGGCACCGCGAACAACTTCGGCGAAAACCTCCCCTTGATAGTTCCGCAACTTCGAGCCCTCATGGACACGAGGTTAACTGCCATGAGAATGGAGAACGAAGTGGAGACCGCGATGCGGAAACAGATTGATGAGCTGAGCAGGATGACGGTCGGCCAGCTCCGCCAGAAGTACCTTGGGGTGTTTGGCGATGAGTCCCGATCAAATCACAAACAGTTCCTGTTTCGGCGGATCGCCTGGCGCATCCAGGCACTGGCCGAGGGCGGCCTCTCCGAACGTGCGCGCCGCCGCGCGCTGGAAATCGCCAACGATGCAGACCTGCGCATCCGGGCTCCCAAGACCAAGTTCGGGCCAGACGTCACCCTGGACCCCACGCTCAGCGTCAGCCGCAAGGTGGCCAGCGCTCTCGACCCACGGTTGCCGCCGCCGGGAACCTACTTGGAACGCGAGTATAAGGGCCGCCGAGTCATCGTGAAGGTCCTCGTGAATGGATTCGAATTCGAGGGCGAGATCTACCGGTCCTTGAGTGCGATTGCCAGCGAAGTGGCTGGAACGAAGTGGAACGGCTTCCTCTTCTTCAACTTGACGTCCACGGAGGAAAACCCCGATGGCAAGGAATAGCACCGCACTAGCGCCGGCAAAGGCGTCGAACGGATCGGCCGATGTGAAGACCGTCCGCTGCGCGATTTACACGCGCAAGTCCACGGAGGAGGGACTCCAGCAGGAGTTCAACTCGCTCGATGCCCAACGGGAAGCATCGGAGGCCTTCATCGCCAGCCAGAAGCACGAGGGCTGGCAGGTGATCACCGACCATTTCGACGATGGCGGGTACACCGGCGGCAATATGGATCGCCCGGCCTTGAAGCGGCTCCTGGCGGCGGTCGAAGCTCGGACGGTAGACTGTATCGTGGTGTACAAGGTCGACCGCCTCAGCCGGTCCCTGCTCGACTTCGCACGAATCATCGAGGTCTTCGACCGGAACGGCGTTAGCTTCGTGGCGGTGACCCAGCAGTTCAACACGACGAGTTCCCTCGGACGCCTGACGCTGAACATCCTTTTGTCGTTCGCCCAGTTTGAGCGCGAGATCATTTCGGAGCGCACGCGCGATAAGATGTCGGCCGCGCGGCGGAAAGGCAAATGGATTGGCGGCCATCCGGTGCTCGGGTATGACATCGATCCCAAGGGCGGCCGGATCATCGTCAATCCTGCCGAAGCGGAGCAGGTGCGAACCATCTTCGGCCTATACATCGCGCATGGCTCGCTGCTGCCCGCCCTTCAGGAAACGCAGCGAGTCGGTCTCTTGAGCAAGCACTGGACCACCGAAGACGGCAATGTGCGGGGTGGGAAACCATTCACCAGAGGCGCGCTGCACGCGACCCTGACCAACGTGCTCTACACCGGAATGGTTGACCACAAGGGCGTCCTATACCCAGGCGAGCACGACCGAATCATCGACCAGGAGACCTGGGATCGGGTCCACGAGACCCTCCAGCACAATGGCAGCACGAAGGGTGCCACCGTTAGGAACAAGCTGGGGGCTCTGCTGCGCGGCTTGCTCTTCTGCGTGCCGTGCGGAACCCCGATGATGCACACCTACACAATGCGGAAATCGAAACGCTATCGCTACTACGTCTGCTACAACGCCCAACAACAGGGATGGCAGAATTGCGAGACGAAATCGGTTTCTGCTCAGGCCATTGAGACCGCGGTGCTGGATAGCATCCGCCGCATCGGAACCGACCCAAAGCTGGCGGAGGCAGTTGCCGCAGAAGCCCTCGATCAGATGGCGCGCCGCCGCCGGGATCTAGACCAGGAGTTCGACACCCATCGGCGGAGCCTCCGGCAATTCAACCAGGCCCTTGCCCGCGAGGCCGGCGACACCAGCGTGGACTCCGGCGCGCGGTTCGACCGGATTGTCGGCATTCAAAAGGAAATCGAAACCACTGAACACCGCCTGACGGAATTGGCTGCGGAGCGGAAGTCCTGTGACCAAGACCGCATCAACGCAAACGATCTCCGCAGCACGCTTGCCGAGTTCGACTCGATCTGGTCGTCCTTGACCACCAGGGAGCAGGAGCAGATGATCCATCTGCTGGTCGCCAAAGTCGGCTATGACGGGCGAACCGGCAAAGTCACCGTCAATTTCCGCAGCGCAGGAGCCAAGGAGCTATGCCAAACAAACATCCAGTAATCACAGTCACGACCCAGCCCGAGGACGGAGCCGTACAGGTCGAGGTGGCAATCTCGTTGCGCCCGCGCCGCCCCAAAGCCAGCCCAGGCGCACAAAACGCGCCCGTTGCAGAATTGGCGGGACCGCCGCGCATTCCTCGGATCACCCGGCTAATGGCCCTCGCCATCAAGTTCCAGGAGATGGTCGACCGTGGCGAGGTCCACGACTACGCCGACCTTGCCCGCCTCGGCTACGTCACGCGCGCCAGGATTACGCAGATCATGAACCTACTCAACTTGGCACCCAACATTCAGGAGGAGATCCTGTTGGGCCAGGGGACGTCAAAGGTAGTCACGGAGACACACCTCCGCCGCATAACGTCAGAGGTTTCCTGGCCACACCAGCGGGAACTCTGGAGCAGAATGAGTCCTTTCGGACCAATAGTCCACCCTTGAACTTCTGGTTGGCCACGAAGCTACGTCGTTCTTGAACATCAGGGCTGGCGGCATGTTTTGCTAAGCTGGGCCCACGACCTTCTCCAGAAGTTTGCGAATGTACGTGTCCGGGTCGTCTTTCTGGAACAACACATTGCACGCCTCGAATTCCCCTTTGGTCATGCCGTCAGACCACCACTTCACCTGCGCGTGAGGCGTGTTCGCCACGATGAACGACGCGAGGGTAACAAGCGGGTCGCCGAAACGGACCTCAAGTTCTTTGATCGTCTTATGGAACGCAATCTTGGGGTCGCTGCGGCCTTCCAGGTTTCGTATGCCCTTGGGGTCCACGAACGTGATGTATTGGCGCTTGCCGACGAGCAGCCAAAGAATGAAGTCCGGGTGGAAGTTGCCAGCCTCAAAGAAGCCGACGCCGCGCCCGCGGCTGAGATTCCGGAGCAGGTACATCTCGCGCTCCGCGAAGAATGGCTTGTCGGCATCGTAGAAAGTCCGCAGGTCGCGGACGAAATCACTCTCTCCCTCGTTCAGATCAACCGGACTGATTTCAATCGCGCTGCTGGTGCAGTGCAACAGCGGGTAGTATAGATGCTGCCCAAACCCGATGGCGTGGAGGCTTGAGAAGTTCCAGTCCTGGATCTTCTTCGATTCCACCAAGACCTTGAGTTCGCCCAATTTCTCCGCGATGTCGGCAGCCGACTCCTCGATCAATAAGCGGTATTCAGCGATGAAGTTAGGATCGTCCTCCGCAAGCTCACGCAGCTCCAAAAACTGCTGCTCATAAGCGCTTTTCTCGTACTGGTAATAGCGGAGCGCATACTTTTTGAGCAACGCCGTGGCGATCTCCTGCCATTCGCGGACTTGGGCGAAGCTCCGGAATTCCAATTCTTCGGCCGGGATGTAGAGCGTATACCAATCGTGGCGGTCGAGCAGGTCCGAGATGTTCTGCCTGGAAAGATTCAGGTTGAACCAGGCGCGCTCAGCCTTGAAACGCTGCAACTCAAAATAGATCTCGTCCAGGTTGAGGAACGGTATGTGCACGCCCGGTTTCAGGCGGCCCTCCTCACGAATGGCCACTTCAGTTTTGTCGGAACCGCGGGCGCTCGCCATGGACTGCAAGCGAGGATACCAATCCACCACGGCCCTCGCTTTGAGAAGCTTTTCGGGAGGTGGCCCAAGCGTAGGCTTCGGCCCGGTGCGTTTGAAATCGATGCCCTCCCTCAGCTTCACCGTCTTGAGCTGCTTGCCGTTCAGGTTCCGCACGACAGGGAGTATGAACGTCGTCCGCTGTTCGTTGGCTGGGAGGCCCTCCTCCTCCAGATATTCCTTGAACTGCTTCATGTAATCGGCGTGCACTCCGATTACATTTAGCGTCTCCAGAATGCCCACATGCTCCGGAGCCTTGGCGTCGCTAAGCTTGGTGCTCCGTTTCAGACAGAACTCGTATCCCTTGAGGCGAACACCGCGTCCGAAGAGTTGGATGATCTGAGAGCCTTCGCTCTTGCCGATGTTCATCAATCCCATCGTGCTGACGCGCCAGCTACTCCAGCCTTCGCTGAACTTGCGGGAACCTATGAGAAGGTTAACCAGGCTGTCGGCGTTATTGAGGCTCGCAAAGAGCGACTTTGAGAAATCCTTGTCTTGTGTTGTCACACCCTGCTCCTGGCAGAGTTTCAACAGCTTCGTCTCGTCGCCGACGTTGATCACGCCGAAGTAGTCGTTCTCGCCTACCCGGATGCCCAGTTCGCCCTCGGCACCCTTCAGATTATCGACGTGCAGTGCCGCCTCGCTTTCCGAATTGAACAGCGTCTGAAGGATCTTTTCGTAATGGGCAGACGGCGTCGCGTGCTGTTTGATCAGGTAGCCAAAGGCGCCGGCGAAAATCGGCCGCCCTCTCTCATCGTTCAGACCTGGGTCCCCGTTGAGCAGTCGATCTATCGACGCGACGCTCTCCTGGCGTTCGCGGACAAACCGGTCGAAGAACAACAGCACGTCCAGAACGTCTGAGACCGCACGTTTGTTCTCGGTGCGCACGGCGTTCACGCTTCCGCCAACGAAGATCCACAAAGGCTTTTCGATTAGAAAAGGTGAAAAGCTCGTCTTCCGGTCAGCATACAGCCGCTGTTGCTGATAAAAGGCGAGCAAGCCAGCGGTCAGGTAGAGTCGCCGCTGCTCCTCGTTTTGCTCCTCGGAGAGGTTGCGGATATAGTAATCCTTCCCGTAGCCGTCTTCGTAAAAATACTTGTAGGAATAGTCAACCAGGATGCACCTGGCGTACTCCTGGGTCAGTGCCGGCTTGTTGGCCGCTTTCATCGCCTGGCCGAACGTAGCAGAATACTCGAACGAAAAACCGCTTTCACTGAGGCGGTTCCGCATCCCCATCCACTCCTCGCCGCCGGCTCCCCGATGCCCCTCATCCACGAGGACCAGATTGTCGCCCTCAAAGGCATCAATGGCCACCGTCTTGGCGCCCATCTCCTCCTTCAGTTTCGTCACCTCGATGATCTCAACGCCGTGGCCGGTAAAGAGTCCGCGGCCATCCTTGTCAAACATCTCGGCGGGCATGCCTGAAGCTTCAAACTCCTGGAGGTGCTGGCGGCTGAGCCCTTCGTTTGGGGTTAGGAGGATCGTTCGGTTGAGTTCGCCTGCGCGCCCGTTCTGCTCCAGATAGTGCCTGTACTGGAGGATGTTGACGTGCATGAGGAGGGTCTTACCCGAGCCAGTCGCATTCCAGAAGGCGAGCTTTCGCAGATCTTCAGACGTGTATTCTCCTACACGATCACCTTGCGGCTTGTCCTCGTTGAACGCCGCAATGTGAGCGTTGAGGTCGGAAAGCAGGTTGTCCGGATCGCGGAACCAGCGGTCCAGGTAAATCTCCGTGAAGAGAAGAGTGAGGTACTGAAAATACTTGAATTTCAGAAGCCTCTTTTCCTCGGCGTTTCGCCGCTCGGTGATCTGCCTCCAGTGTCGAACGATATTCTGGTCGTACGCGAGGAGAAGGTCATGCGGTAGTTCCTTCCTCTCAAACAATCGCAATCGGAGCGCCTGGTGAAGGTTGGAGACGTTGTTCTCGTCCAGCCCTTCCAGATGGGCGCCCTTGAGGTCCTTGGCCAGTTCCTCGAAGCGAGTGACGCCGAAGAGTCCCAGCATCCATTGGTTCAGGACCAGCCGCTGGTGAAACTTCAGCGGTTTCGCTGCCGCAGGCGTCGCGCGGCGGCGGGTAGATGAGTTGGTCGTCCTTGTCGGCATGCAGTTCCTTAAACCTCCTGCACGTCGAACATCAGGCGCGCAAACTCTTCCTCGATGAGGCGCACTTTCCAGGTGTCCTCGTCCTTCTTGAGGTTTTCCAGGTTGTTATCCCCATTCACGTAAATGAGGTCGAACTCCATGTCCTTCGTGTTGTAGCCTTGCTTCTGGAAGAATTCGTCCAGATTGGCGTTAGGGTTCTCCTCAAGGTTGCGCCAGATCACCAGGACCTTCTCGCCACCCGAATTGGTGCCGTGAACGACCCGGAAGCCGCGAATGGTATCGATGTGCTTCACGTGCAGCCCCAGCAGGTAGTTGAACGTTTCTACGAGATCTGCACTCGTCAGATCCGTCTCGCCGACCGTACCAGTAGAGACCTTGAGGGTGTAACTGAATGGCTCTCGGAACGCATCAATGTTCAATAGCGAGGCACTGCCCTTACTTTCGACGTCCAGCATATAACGGAGGTTATAGTCCTCTCGCAGACCTGCATTTGTTTCCAGGAGCGATCCCTGCACCTCCGTGCGCCGTAACTCGAGATTGTTCAGTGAGTCTTCATAGGATTCCAAACGGACGTACTTGAACACATGACTGGACCCACGTCGAGACACGGGCGTACCGTCCTTCCAGTCGTCCGAATATATAACTTTCTTGACACGAGGTATCAATACCGTCTCGAAGTAGCCTGCCATCTCGACGCAGATGTACTTCATTCGAACTGAGGTCTGTCTTGCGACCTCAATGGCAGCCTGAACCGTGCTTCCCGAACCCGCAAAAAAATCCAGCACCAGCGAGTCCGGCGCACTGCCGAAGGATATCAGCCGTTTCAGAAGTTGAGGGGGCTTGGGATTGTCAAAAAGGTCCGAGCCCTTTCCAAATAGCGCACTGAGCGCATATGCTCCAAGGCGGCCATCGAGGTCTATCACGCTTCGAAGTGAATCTTGGTAGTCCTTCAGATAGAGCTTGATCTGAACGATGCGGTTCTCGTCTGGTCCGTAAATGAGTCTGTCCTTGTCAATGTACTCACGCTTCATCGTGCTTTCTGGAAACCGATACCCATTGGCGGGCTTCCGCATTGGGCGCCCGGTTTCACGGTGGAGAATCTCGAAATCATATCCATTCGGATGCGGATTGTGAACACTCTGAGATCCTGTATAGACGCCGTCCTCGTCGACGAATTTATAGCGGTCCACCTCGGCTAGAATGTCCTCGTTATCCTTGATGAAGGTCCTGATCCCATCTTGTATTTCGCTCATCGCCAAGCCAGCTTCCTTCAATCTCTGATACTCCGCCTGAAGTAGCTCTTTTGCGTCCGCGAAGGAATTCTTCCAAATTGGTTCCACAAAAGCTGCATCCTTCGCGTAACACACAACATACTCATGCTCGACGGCAATTTGGGTTGGGTTGTTATCCCTCGCGTTGCGCCAGACAATATCGCCGATGTGGTTCCCGACGCCAAATACTTCGTTTAACAGAAGCTGGAGACGAGGTAGTTCGTTAGTGTCGATGGACGAGAAAAACACGCCATCCGAACGAAGTAACTGCCGGCCCAGGCTGATACGGTCCGCAATCATCGAAAGCCATGAGCCGTGCTTGTAGCCATCTTTGTAGGGAAAGATGTCCTTCTTTGTGTTATAGGGCGGATCAATGTAGATAGTCTTGGCTGCTCCACGATAAGAATTCAATAGAGTAGACAGCGCTTGAAAACTATCAGCCTGCACCAGAAGCCCATCGGTAGCGTCATCGATATCGGCCAGTTTCGGCGAAGACAGCAAGCGATCCTTGAACTCTTTCCCAAAATGTCGCGTGTCGAGGACCAGGGTCGGCTGCGAGCGGAGGAACTCAGCGGTAGGAGGAACGGAGAATCCTGGCTCCGCAAAGTCACCGTGAATGAGGTCGAGCCGAAAAAGACGGACCCACTCATCCACTTGTGACGCATTGACGGCGATCTCACCGTAGAGCTCCTCTGGCACTCGGTCGAGAGTCATGCAATAGTTTGATTCCACTACGAATTTCTTCTTCAGCCACAGCTTCTTTTGAAAGTCTTCCAATTGCGCCACAAAGTCAATCAGCTTAGTGGCGAGGTTCCGTAGAACCCGTATGCGTGAAAGGTACTGCTCTACTCTCGGCGCCGACGATGATTCGACATCGTCGAGATGCATCACCTCGTTCTTGATGAAAAAATCGAGCTCCCGGCGAAGGAAGGAACCCACATTCTTATGGATGAAATAGTCGAAGGTATTCCGTGCTGTGTAGTCCTTCAGGTGCTTTGTGAGAACTGTGCGGTTCGGATCAGCCTCGGAGGGATCGAGAGCGGCCAATGCAAACAGCCATGCCGCCGTTGCTGGGGCTTCGAAAATGGCCTTTGTCGCGTTCGCGTTGAGCGCATCCTGCCGACGCTTCTCTGCATCCGGTCTGAATTCGAACCGGATCACCAACTCACCATTCTCCTCGGCGACGGTGTCCCCCTCAGCCAAAATGAAACGTCGGTCATTGCCATTGGCGGGTTTGTTGTTGTCCTTTTCGGTGTCGGCGGCAGCCAGTCGAAAATGGACTCGTCTTCCATCTGAGAGCTTGAAAGCGTAGTCACGCAGGTATTCGCTGCTCTTGATGTAGTACTGATCGTGGTTTGCCCAGTAGAGCTTCACCTCTTCCCCTTCGTAGGGAATCGCATAAACGCCTTCTTTGTAGCGCCGAAGCGACAGAAAGTCCCCCTCGTTGTAGTACCGACGGAAGAAGTTGAACAGATCAGAGAAGACCTGGTTCTCCAGGGCAGATAGGTCGACGGCGGTCGACAGTTTCTCGCGAAGCTCCTTCACCTTTGGCGACAACTCGGGATCGACGCCCGCGTCCTTCAGTTGCTGAACCAGCTTGTCAAGGTCAGTCTTCAACTGGACCGAGTCGCTCGACTTGTACTGCGAGAACGCCTCCTTGATTTGCGGCAGGAGATCGTTGTCCAGGAAACGCTCGATTTCTGAGCGCTTCGAATTCATGATCCGGTAGATGCCAAAGTCGAGATCGGCGCTGTCAAGCTGGAACAGTTCCCGGAGTAAGTTCTTTAGTTTCGTTCGGCTGTCTGCCATGTGTGATTTCCCAAATGAGGCTACTCCACCTTCCAACGGATGGTGAAAATCGTCTCACGCTGCGTTCGCTGCGTCATGCGCTCTTCCAGCTTCGTGATCAGCCGGTCGCGCTTGTCCTTCACTTCATCTTCGAGGTCGAAAATCCGCTGGCGTTGCCGCCGTTGTTCCTTCTCTGCCCCGCGGATGTCATTTTGAATCCTAAGCTGTTCCTCGGTCGTCGTCGTCAGCCGGGCAGCGCGGTTCAGTCCTTTGATTCGAGCTTTGGTGTCAGCCAGTTCCCGCTCCGCGGCGATGATCTGATCGTCCGCCCACTTCTCCAGGCGTTCACGCTCCTCCTGGAAATGCTTGTTGTTCGTCTCCAGCGAGCGGCTAATGGTCGCGGCCGTGTGGCGTTCAGCTTCCCGGCTAAGCGGCGGCAGTACTTCGGCGGCGACACCGCCCGCAACAACAGCGGCTTCACAGTGGAAGAGCTTTTCGCAAGTCTCCTGGTCAAGCGCCCTGCCGTCGTCCGTCAAGCCGGAGAAGAGAAGATACTCTTCGCGCTCGAACGAATCGATTGCCAGACGATTGAGCACAAGAATGCCGGACTTGCCCTTGAGGTTCTCCACCACCCGTATGCGCACGGGATGGCCGGTAATCCGGAAGCTCAGAGTGGCCTCTGGCGTGGGGCACGCCTTCGCTGCGTCGATGGCATGCTCGCCCAAAGGGTGCGAGATCCGGTAGAGAAATTCTCCATCGATGTTTTGGTGCGTCTTCGAGATCAGATGGTAGCGGCCGGGCTTGACGTCCGGTCGCGGCGTATGGCGCAAATCGAAGGCCAGGGTTGCGTCGTCGAAGGTGGCAAGGTCGCCAAGGATGAACTTCGACAGTTGCCAGAACATGCGGCCAACCCAATCGAGGCGTTGGCGGGTTTCGTCAAGTTGGACCCGGAGCCGGTCGTGAACGTCCTCATCGAAGTTCTCCAAGAGCTTTCGTCTCGTATCGACGAGACGGCTTTGGATAGCTTCTTCCATTTCGGTTTGCAACTTCAGGAAGGCCGCGTCGATTTGTTCGGGGGTGCGGCAGGTCTGGTAGATGGCGAAGACACGTTTCTCGAAATCGACGCCGGATTCGAGGGTGCCCAGTATGTCGTCGCTGGCGCCGAAGACGCCGGAAAAGAGATTGAACTTCTCGTTGAGGAGCTGGAAGACTCGCTTGTCCGCTTCATTCCGCTCGTTGAGGAAATTGATGACCACCACATCATGCTTCTGGCCGTACCGATGACAGCGCCCAATGCGTTGCTCGATTCGCTGAGGGTTCCAGGGCAGGTCGTAGTTGATGACGAGCGAACAAAATTGGAGATTGATGCCTTCCGCGGCAGACTCGGTCGCGATGAGAATCTCTGCGTGATCCCGGAAGTGCTCTATCAGAGCCAGGCGCTTGTCGGCCAACTTGGAGCCACTGAGCCGCCCCAACGGTGAATTCAGGCGCTCCCATTCCTGGTAGATGCGGTCTACGTCAGGGCCGGTATTCGTCCCGTTAAACAGCACGATTCTCCCGCCGTAGCCGTTGGCTTCCAGGAAGTTGCGCAGGTACTCCTGCGTGCGGCGAGACTCCGTGAAGACGACGGCCTTGCGCAGTGCCCCGATTTTCTCCATCTCATCGAAGCCGATCTGCAGTGCCGTGAGGAGCGCGCGGGTCTTTGCGTCGATTTGGATGGATCGGGCCCACTGCACGAAGCGGTCGAGTTCAGCGATTTCGGAGTCCAGCTTCTTCAGGTCGACCGGCGCGGGCGATGCGGGTGGATCGCAAGCCGGGATGTCGCCGCCGTTCGCGGGCTCGTCCAGTAGCTCAGCATTCAGTTCATCTTCTTCGATCAGTTTCTCTGCCAAGCCCTCGCCTTCAGGCAAAGCCGAACCAGCGTGGGAGCGCGCTTTGAGATCCAACAGGCGTTGGCGGATCATTTCGAGCGTACCTGCCACGGCCTGGGAACTGGAGGACAGCAGCTTGCGCAAAATCATCGTCGTCAGTTCTCGCTGACGACGCGGAATGGAGTAGGTGTCATCCCTACGCAGGAACGCGGAAACGGCTTCGTAGAGTTGCTGTTCGGAGTCGGCGGGCGTAAACGGGCGCGTAATCGGCCGGCGCTCGGTGTATTTCACGTACTCCAGGACTTGGCTTCGCAGCGTCCGGTAGCAGAACGAACGAAGACGGTCCTTCAAGCCGTCCAGGTCTCCGTCCTTCGAACAGTATTGCGTTCGGAAGGCGGTCAGGTCGCCGAACAGATGCTCGTCGATCAGGGTAGAGAGGCCGTAGAGTTCCAGCAATGAGTTCTGCAGGGGGGTGGCGGTCAGAAGCAACTTCCTGCGGTCCGCGATGGCTGAGCGGATGGCTTGGCCCATCTTGTTGCTTGTGCGGTATGCACCTCGGAGCTTGTGGGCCTCATCGATTACGACGAGATCCCACGGCACGAGTTGCACCTCACTTGCCATGCGGCTGGCGAAGTTCATGGAAACGATGACGACTCCATGGCCGGCGAAGGGTGCCGCGCTCCCTTCACGGATGGCCTCCCGGTATGACGCCGAATCGAGGATGATGCTGGGAAGATGGAACTTCTCCGAGAGTTCCATGCTCCACTGTTTGCGGAGAGATGCGGGGCAAATGACTAGCAACTTCCGGCGACGCTCGGCCCAACACTGGCACAGCACCAGGCCCGCCTCGATGGTCTTGCCGAGGCCGACTTCATCGGCCAGCAGCACGCCTTTCGATAGAGGCGACCGGAAAGCGAACAGCGCGGCCTCAATTTGGTAGGGGTTAAGATCGACGGCGGCATCGAACAGGGAAACCGACAGCTTCTCCACACCGTCCGTTCCGGACCGGCGGGTCAATTCGTTGCCGAAATACTTTGCATGGTAGCTGGTCGACACGTATCCTTACTCAGGCCGGCGCAGCACAGCGCGACCGTGCGCCATCTTTTCCCGTAAATGACCATTGTCGATCATTGATGGCTTCTCCGTGTAGTCGTCCGTGAAATACGGTGGCTGCCTTCAGTTGCCCAACGACTGGGATACCTGACGCCGTCGCTGAGCCCTGTCGAGCAGGGTCTTAAAACGGGACGTCGTCATCTGAAATTCCCGGCGCGTCCTCGACGTTCCCGTCTGCTGTTTCCTCGGCGGGAAGATTTCCAAAACCCTCGGGCGGTTCTTCAACCGGGGGCATCTCGTTGTGGTTCAGCTCAAGCAGTCCGAACGTATTGGGTGCGGGCCGAGTAAAGATCTCCCCGCGTTTCGCGTAGCCACCGAGAGATCCGCTCAGCGACACCCTATTGCTCTTGTCAACAGGCCGGCCAATCGCTTTAAGGATCTCAGTGACGTGGAGCGGCTTGTTGACCTTGAGAATCGCCTCCCGAGACTTGGCGACGGCACTGCCAGGTCGCAAGGTCTGTTCGGGCGCGAGTTTCTCGGGAGTAGCCTCCTTGGGGAGCAACCGGATGGAGTCCTGAAGCGCTTGAAGGTACGCGTGGGCCGCCGCTTGCTGCAGCTCAAGCTCTCGAATCTCCTGCTGCTTCTTTTCAATGCGTTTCAGAATCTCTTCGCGAATTCGCATGACGGGGTGGACCAAGTTCCCATCATAGCCGCATAGGGGGCAGATCGTCAACGAATGGGAAAGATGGAAAAGATGGAAAATTGATGTTGCGGACGATTATGCGCTCGTGTTAACGTACGGGTATTGGGAGTTGAATCTTGGACCCAGATAAAGAGCTGCTTATCAATCGTTTGGAGTCCTGCAAGCGGATTTCGCCGCGCGGGGTGGAATATTGGATGGCTCGGGACCTCCAGCCTCTTCTCGGCTACTCCAGATGGGAAAACTTCGCGAATGTCATTGAGAAGGCGAAGATGGCGTGTGAAAGCGCTGGGGCCCCCCCATCCGATCAGTTTCGTGACATCACGAAGGGGATAGCCGCGGGCAAGGGCGCAGAGATCCAACGAGTGGATTTCTATCTTTCCCGCTATGCCTGCTACTTAATCGCCATGAACGGCGACCCGGCCAAATCGGAGATCGGCCAAGCCCAGACCTACTTCGCGGTCCAAACCCGCCGCCAAGAGGTTCAGGACCAGGACCCGGAACAGCGCATCGAACTGCGCCAACGGGTCAAGGAGGCGAACCGCAACCTCAATTCGGCAGCAAAAGGCGTCGGCGTGCAGAACTACGGGCTATTTCACGACGCAGGATATCGTGGCCTGTACGGCATGGGGCTCACCGATCTCAAAGTCCACAAGAGAATCCCTCCCACAGACGACCTCCTCGACCGGGCCGGCCGCACCGAATTGGCCGCCAATGAGTTCCGGATTACGCAGGCGGAAGACAAACTGCGCCGCGAGAACGTAAAGGGGGAGAGTGCGGCGATCAACACCCACCGCGAGGTAGGACAGGCGGTGCGGACCACGATCCAGAAGCTCGGCGGAAAGTTGCCAGAAGATCTTCCGCCCCAGCCGTCAATCAAGCGGCTGTCCGCAAAGCACCGCGCGAAGCCTATCGCTGGCGGCAAGAAGCAGTCATTGGCGCTTCTTCCGGCTGCGCGCATAGAGGAAACCAGTACCAAGGTGGAGGACTGAATGGCACTCAAACTCAAGAGTTTTGCTCAGCCGGATCTGCTGAAGAGAATCCAGCCCCAGAATCTGATTCGGCTCCTTGAGCCTCACCGGCTCTTTTTCGATATGAAGGGGTTCTCCCTTCCCGCCGGAGATGATGGCGAGATCGAGTACCTGGCCTTGGCCGGCGTCCTCGCGCAACCGGATGAAGATATGCCCTCTGACCTCGTCGAGGCACTTCACGTGATCGGGAATTTCAGCGGCGACGAGCATTTCAATGACCTCCTCGACCTGGCCCATCGGGAAACGCTCGATGTCGATGCGGACGCGACGGCGCTAGACCTTGCAACCCGAATTTATCTTCGCGACCCTCAAGTCCTCGAACGGAAAGTGCGCGAGCAGCTCTTCGAGAAGAGAAAGACCTTTGAAAGCTACCGCGCGGCGAATCCCGAAAGCGTCGTAGACGTCGGCGACTTGCCATCTGACCTGTTGCCCTTGGAGGCGGCTCTCGATAAGTATTTCCAGTCAAAGAAGCAGGGCGTGGGCTGTCCGATCATCCGCAAGGACTCCGCGGGGGAGATCCGCTTCCTGGTGCAGCACGGGCAAACATGCAAACGTGAACCGAGCCGCAAGGGGACACAATCCACATGCACCTTCTTCCGCCCGGAGAAGATCGACGTTGTGATCCTCGACATCGCACACAACGAGATGCGTGTCAACGCAGCGAACATCCATGATTGTCGCCAATACCGAACTTTGTTTGGCGTGCATCTATTCGGCGACGAGAACAGGTTTGTGTTCACCGAAAAGTACACGCTTGAGCCGCTGAGGAGTGACAGCGTGGCCGCACTAAACTGCAGGGACGTGGAGGGAATCGAATCCGTCCATCTGCGCGAGATCGAGTACTCATGGGATGGCGCCTTCGACCACGTTGAGACACACAGAGCCGAAGATCTGTTCAAGGCACTAGCTCTCTTGGGTAGGAACATTGAGAAGAACGGTCGTATTAGCAGAGCAGTATTCAAGATCAAGCTGGACGGTGAAAAGAAGGCGCGCACCGTCACCATCAAGGCCGGCAACAAGTCCGGCTACAACCGCGGTGAAGAGGCAACGATGATCGAGGACTGGCTGCGCGCTCGCAGGTTCGTCCTTACTCAGGAGACGGCCCAGGATGCGCAAGTTGACCAGACTTTGGCAGGCGCTTGAGTGTATTCCGGGCCTCAGTGACATCTCCGCATATTGGGAACATTACTGTGGTGTAGACTACCCGCTTATCCGGCCGCACCTTCGACCGACCGACGATTTTGGGGCCAGATACCCGTGTCCGCATCCGCGCGATGCACACTGCCCGCGCAGCATCGTCGACTACGGCGACGGGTCGTTTGCGGCCAAATGCAGGCACCCTCATCGGCTCTGTGAGGACCTGCCCCTTTCATCGAAGGACGCCCTTGTCTACCGCTTGGACGTAGACGCGATCATCCGCCCGATAGCGGAGGTTCTTTGCGTTCGCGGCCAGACTCTGCAAGTCAGGGCACATGGCGTTTGGGAACTCGGGCTCTCGACGAGTCGTACGACGCGGGATCATCCGGCATTTCTGCTGGTCTTCACGCGACACGACGACTTCCGTTCGGCGGTCCGCGACTTAGCTCTCTCCTGTCCGACTCCCTTCGTCGCCGTCGCACCCACAGGCAATCATCTGACGGTCGAGCTGCGCGAGCACCTGGACAGACGCCAGAGCGACTTCATCTCCATGGAGGAACGGGTGGGGCTCTCGGAGGACGGGCGCTTTGTTGCCTTGGAGATTACCGATGCCGACGAGATCGCCCCGACTCCAGTTGAGCAACGGCCAGCGGTGGTTGACCAGTACAAGCGGGATTTCGGCTACACCGTCGATAACATCTGCGAAGACGCTGGCGTCAATCGATCAGATTTCTACAAGTGGATGAAAGCCAAGCTGGACAGCAAGTCGGGTAAATCCATTCGGATAGAAGAAGCCCTGCGAACGAACCCCAAACTCCGTACCCGCCGGTAGTCACGGCGGAGACACTTTCGCCTACATCGCCTACATTGCATCGCCCACGCAGTATCGTTGGACCATTGGCTTGTACCAAATACGCACAAAGCGTAAGGGACAGGCGAAATGAACGACAAACCCCTCGAAACATTACTCGAAGAGAAACATCTCGCGGAAACACTCCAGGTCTCCATCGGAACGTTACGAACTTGGCGGACTGACGGCAAGGGGCCACGTTTCCACCGGATCGGCCAAATGATCCGCTACGCCCCGTCCGATGTGAAGGAGTGGCTCTTGAGCCGCCAAGCAGGTGGCGGCATGGCGGAGGTGGCGCGATGACATCTCCCGTCACAACGCAAGACTTGCTGCCGTCCGAGGTGGCGTTCGTCGCCGCCATGCAGCAACTCGGCTTCGGACGCTTTGAACACCTCCAGATCCGCGGCGGCGAACTGGTTCTGAACCCTGGGCCCGTCACGGTGCGCGACGTCAAGTTCGGGACGCCCGTGATGACCGGCAAGCCGTCGACGGCCTCCTCGGAACTCCGGCCACAGATTGCGGAGTTCTTTGCCTACGTGCGTGAGGTTGACTCCGGCGAGATTCGTGAGGTCGAAGTGCGGCATGGGTTGCCCTTCTCCATGGAGGTCGAACTCGCCGGGGGGAAAAGCGCCGTTTCGCAAGGAGGCCAACGTGGCTGACGTCAGCCTCGACCAGGCACTCCCCGTCATCCGGAATCTCGCGGGGCGCAAGGCGAACGCGTTCGCACGTCGCTGCCGCATCGCTATCGACGAACGCGAAGACGTGGAAAGCCAACTTGTTCTGACCTTCATCACCCGCTGGCCGAAGTTCGATGGCGAAAGGGCCTCAGTCCAGACTTTTGCCTCGCGGCTGATGGACAAGGAACTGACGTCGATACTGCGATATCGTCTCGCAGAAGGCCGCCAGCCGCGCCAACTTCCTATCCCGGACGCCGGCCCAACGTGGGAGCTAATTCGCCAGTTTCGCATTGATCTCGAACGCGCTTTGGCCCCTCTGCCTCAGAGTGTCCGCGAAACCGCGGTCGCTTTGTCTTGGTTCTCCGCAGTTGATACTGCGCGTGTGGTGGGGTGTTCCCGCCAGATGATCGGGAGGCGGAAACATCAAATCCGGGAAGCTCTCCTCGCTGCGGGCATCGGGGCGAACTACTTCGTCGGCAGAGGCGCCAGCCAATGACCACCGACTCCATCGCTCGTGCTCTCAAGGCCCGTCGTTCCGGCGCCGGCTGGATGGCAAAATGCCCCGCCCACGACGACAACAACCCGAGTCTGAGCATCCGGGAAGTGGATGGCAAAGTGTTGCTGCACTGCCACGCGGGATGCGGGCAGCGCGAGGTGATCGAAGCGTTGAAGGCCAAAGGGCTGTGGCCGGAGCGCCCGCGGAACCCGCGCCGGCAAATCGTAATGACCTACGATTACACGGACGAGTCCGGTAATCTGCTTTACCAGGTCGTCCGGACCCAGCCGAAAGGCTTTTTTCAGAGGCGTCCTGACGGCGAGAACGGCTGGATCAACAAGAAGAGCAAACGGCAGGTGCTCTATCACCTGCGCGAAGTCATTGACGCCGCCATCGTCTTCGTCGTCGAAGGCGAGAAGGACGTTGAGACGCTCCGCGAGCACGGCTTTGTCGCGACGACGAGCGCGGGCGGTGCCGAGGCGCAATGGCTGCCTGAGTTCACCGAAACGCTTGCCGGGCGCGAAGTCATTGTCATCCCCGATAACGATAAGCCGGGCCGCGACCGGGCCGCCCGCATCGCTCGTGCTCTGATCGGCCGCGTGACGCGGCTTGTCATTCTCGAACTCGAAGCCGCCAAGGATGTAACGGAGTGGTTCGAAAAGGGTCACGGTGAGCTTGAACTGATCGAGTCGGTTGAAAAAGGCCTGGCGGCGACGGCATGACGAACGAAATCCGCGACGAGACCGATATCAACACCTTCGTCCAGCGATTTGAAACAGGCGCGACGGCCGGCGGCCCAGATCTTCTTTCGCGTCTCCACAACGACCACGGCAACGCGGAGCGCCTTATTGCGATGTATGGCGAGGATTTAAGGTATTGCCACGCTTTCAGGAAATGGCTGGTGTGGGACGGCATGCGCTGGGCTGTTGACGACACCGATCAAGCCCGCCGCCTTGGCAAACAGGCGATGCTCGAATTCCTGAGGCTTGCCATCGAACGTGGAGACAACGAGAAAGCCGAGAAGTTCGCGCGTGCATCACTCGACGCCCGCCGCATCAGCAGCATGCTCTCGATGGCTGAATGCGAAATTTATGCCCGCCCGGCCGATCTTGACACGGACCCGTTCGCGCTGAATTTCCTGAACGGCACGGTCGATTTGCGCACGAGCGAACTGCGCGAACACCGGCGTTCGGACTTCATTACGAAGCTCGTTCGGTACAGATACGCTCCGTCGGCGGCATGTTCCCGATGGCTCGCTTTTCTGGTTCAGGTGATGGGTGGCGCGCCGGCCGCATCGGACGACGATCTCGACCGCTCGCAGCGCTTGGTGGCTTACCTTCGGCGGGCGCTGGGTTACTCGCTCACTGGCACGACAATCGAGAAAGCCGTTTTCATTCCGTTCGGCACCGGAGACAACGGCAAGAGTACGATGCTCAGTACCTTCCGGAATCTTGTGGAGGAATACAGCCATTTGCTTCAAGTGGACACGCTGATGGTGCGGCAGGAGTCGAATAACACCCAAGCCGACCTGGCGGACCTGCGCGGGGCGCGTTTCGTCCAGACTTCCGAGACGGAAGAGGGCCAGCGGCTCGCTCAGGGCAAGCTGAAGCGGATTACGCAGGGCATGGGCAAAATCAAGGCCACGCGGAAATACGAAAACCCAATCGAATTCGCCGAGACGCACAAACTGTGGATGGACACGAACCGGAAGCCCACCATCCGCGACGTGGACGACAAGGCAACTTTCAACCGGCTCCACCCGATTCCGTTCACGGTGACGATTCCCAAAGACCAGATCGACAAGGAACTCCCCGACAAACTGCTGGGCGAAGCTGAAGGGATTCTAGCCTGGGCGGTCGAAGGCGCCCGGCTCTGGTATGCCGAGGGGCTCGCGAAACCTGCGGAAGTCGAGGCCGCGAAAGATAGGTGGCGGGAGGATATGGACCAACTCGGGCGGTTCATCGATGAGCGCTGCGTCACCGGTGACGGGTTCCGAGCGCGCGCGGCAGCTTTGTATGCCGATTACAAGCAGTGGGCCACCGACGGCGGCGACCGGTCGCTGTTGACCTCCACCGCATTCGGGACGAAGCTTACGGACCGGGGGATCACGAAAACCCACTCAGAGCGTGGCGCGGTATACCTCGGAATCGGGCTTCGGTCCGACGACGAACAGCCGCGTGGCTGACGGGTTCGCCAAAACTGACGGGTCTGACGGCACTTCCTCAAAAACCATTTCACTACGCGCGCATATGGGAGTTTTTGAAGAAAACGCGTCAGACCCGTCAGCCCGTCAGGCGCTCGCGGTCGGGTGAGTAAACGAATCGAAAACGGTTTCCACTTTCCGCGCGCTTCGCGTATATTTACTACGAAGGCTCGGTTCGACAGGCGAGCGCAGAGCGCACCCTCCGGAAGCCAACCCAGTGCGAGAGATGGGACTCTCGAAAAACTCCATCCCTTCCGTGCCGTGCCCGGAGTGTGCCCAGATGCAGCGTGAAATCCAAATTCCCTACTATGCGCCCGACGGAACCTCGCTCGGTTTCCGCTCACTCGAAGCCGCGAGGCGTTTGATCGAAGGCGGGTACGTGAAGCCGTCATACGGGCGCAAACAACACTTGAGGGCGATCTGGCTACGGCCGGAAGACGGAAGCAGCCCGGTACCGGCGCACGCCCCGTCTGGGACGCGGTACAGTTTCCCCGAGAACCTCCCCAGCGGTCGCCGTTGCTGGAAGCACCGGCGCTTGGACCGGCGCGACGAGGATGGCGTGCCCGTGATTACGCGCGGCGTCTTTCTGCAGGTTGTTACGGAGTGCTGCGTCGGATGAAAGCCAGACGCCAGATCGGCGCGCGGTACATCGCTCGTGCTCGCGGGGCGGTTGTTCGGAACCCCAAGCCGCCCGTTAAAGCCATAGGTACTTCCGGGCGGATTTCGGCGGCGCGTTGAAGAGTAGCGCAATTCCGCTAGCGTCAGGCGCAAAAAGGGGCGGTCAGGTGGTCAGCGGTCAGTGGCGGCCAGGGCGCGCCCGAGGCGGCGGGTGGACCAACCAGCCAACCCCGAGCCAAACGGCGCGACACGGGGCACCGGGGCGCGAAAGGGTGGCCGATTCCGGCGCAAGCCAGGGCGAATGTCCAACGTTGGACTTCCTGGCCGTTGACACGCCTCTTCTGTAGTTGCTCGTAACCCAATGGCGACACCTCCGGCGACCATAACGCCCGCGATGGCTCGGCGCATCGAAATCTGGCCGACCGACCGGCTGGTGCCGTACGCCAGGAACGCGCGCACGCACTCTGCCGAACAGATAGCGCAGATCGCGGCATCCATCTTGGAGTTCGGCTTCACCAATCCGATCCTGGTTGACTCGATGGATGGGATCATTGCCGGCCACGGTCGTCTGCTGGCTGCCCGCAAGTTGGGCCTCGCGGAGGTGCCAGTGGTAGTTCTGGACCATCTCAGCGAGACGCAGCGGCGGGCATACATCCTCGCGGACAACAAGCTCGCGATGAATGCCGGATGGGACGAGAAAATGCTCGCCAGCGAACTGCGCGAACTCGAAACAGACGGCACGGACCTCGCGCTCATTGGCTTCAGCGACGAGGAACTGGAGGCGCTGCTCGAAGACGGCGACGCGCCGCCGGAGGATGTGACCGACGAGGTCCCCGAACCGCCAGCCCAGCCGGTAACCCAGCCCGGCGACGTGTGGTTGATCGGAGCCCACCGCCTGATCTGCGGCGACTGCCGCGACGGGGGAACGATTCGTGTTCTGTTCAGCGATGCGCTGGCCAATGTGGTCGTGACCTCGCCGCCCTACGCGACGCAGCGCGAGTACGACGCATCGAGCGGCTTCAAGCCGGTTCGTCCGGATGAGTACGTCGCGTGGTTTGGCGCGGTCGCTGCTGGAGTCGAATCGATTCTGGCGCCCGATGGCTCCTACTTCCTCAACATCAAAGAGCACGCCGACAACGGGGAACGCGACCTGTACGTGTTGGACCTCGTCATCGCGCACCGGCGGCAGTGGGGCTGGCGCTTCGTAGACACGTTCTGCTGGCGCAAGACCGATAACGGCGTGCCGGGCGGCTGGGGAAACCGATTCAAAAACGCTTGGGAACCGGTGTTTCACTTCTGCCGCCAGCAGCAGATCAAGTTTCGGCCGCAGGCCGTGAGCCACGAGTCGGAGGACTGCTTCGACTACTCCCCGAACAATCCGAAATCAAACTCCGGGAGCGGGCTCCTGGGGACCGGCGCGCGGGGCGCGGCCGCGGACGGGGGGAAGAACCAGAGTGCGTGGCAGCGCAGCAGGAATAGTCTGTCCGACGATTCGGATGGCCGGCACACCGGACTGGCGCGCCCGAGCAACGTGGTGGAAGTGAAATCGGAATCCTCGCAAGGTTCGCACTCCGCTCCGTTCCCGCGCGCGCTGGTGGAGTTCTTCTTGCTGGCCTACTCCGACGCCGGCGACGTGGTCTTCGATCCGTTCATGGGCAGCGGAACGACGATGGCCGCGGCGGCGTTGCTCGACAGGACCGGTTACGGCTGCGAGATCAGCCCGGCCTATTGCGATGTGATTGTGCGGCGGGTTATGAATCTGACCGGCGAGAACCCGGTCCTCGCGGCCACTGGCGAGACGTTCGCCGCTGTTGCGGAGTCTCGCGGCGTCCCGGCAGACCAGGCGATGAATCCGAAGCAGAACGACGCGCTGCGCATCCAGCACCACGGACCCAATCCGCACTACGGACCGAAAAGGAAAGCCCAGGCATGACGGCGAAATCGCGCACTACGAATCGGGAAGTCGCCGGCATGGGTGCAGCGTCTCCGCGCTTCCGCGACCTCGCCGTACAGATTTGGCCCATCGACAAGCTGATCCCGTACGCCCGGAACGCCCGGACGCACACGGACGAACAGGTGGCGCAGGTTGCCGCCAGCATCATCGAATTCGGGTGGACGAACCCGATCCTTGTCGGTGCCGACTGCGTAGTGATCGCCGGGCACGCGCGCCTGGCGGCTGCTCGACGCCTGCGAATGGACGAGGTGCCGGTCATCGTGCTGGATCACCTCTCGGAAACGCAGAGGCGCGCGCTCATTCTCGCGGACAACCGCCTAGCCATGAGCGCGGGATGGGACGAGGAAATGCTTCGCGTCGAACTCGAATCGCTAAAGGAGGACGCGTTCAATCTCGATCTGGTCGGCTTCACGGACGAGGAAGTAGAGGAGTTGCTCCGCGAACCGGAGACTACGCAGGACGGGCTGACCGATCCGGACGCGGTTCCGGCTGAGCAGGAGGCCATCGTCACGGTGCGCGGCGACGTATGGGTTCTCGACCAGCACCGGTTGCTCTGTGGCGACGCCACGCAGATGGCCGACATCGAAAAGGTCCTGGCTGGCGGGCTGGCCGACATGACGTTCACCGATCCGCCGTACAACGTCGCGTATGAAGGCAAGACGGCGAAGAAGCTCACCATCGACAACGATGCTCTCGGCGGCAAGTTCTATGAGTTCCTGCGGGACGCCTCGGCCAACATGCTCGCGATGACGAAGGGCGCCATCTACATGTGCATGTCCTCGTCGGAGTTGCACACGCTCTACCGGGCGTTCTCCGACGCCGGAGGTCACTGGTCCACCTTCGTGATCTGGGCCAAACACCATTTCACTTTGGGCCGGTCGGACTACCAGCGGATGTACGAGCCGATCCTGTATGGCTGGCGCGACGGGACGCAGCACTTCTGGTGCGGTGACCGGAACCAGGGCGACGTGTGGTTCATCAAGCGGCCCATGGCGAACCTGGAGCACCCGACCATGAAGCCGGTGGAACTCGTCGAGCGTGCGCTCCGCAACAGCAGCAAGACCCGCGACACGATCCTCGATCCGTTCGGCGGGTCGGGGACGACGCTGATCGCGTGCGAGCGCGCCAACCGCCAGGCGCGCGTCGTCGAACTGGACCCGAAGTACTGTGACGTGATCGTGCGCCGGTGGCAGGATTACACGGGCGGCAAGGCGGTTCTCGATGGCGGCGGGACTTTCGATGATGTTGCGCCGGAGCGACTAAGGAATGCGGTTTGAATCGAACGGTGCCACAAGGAGATTGCGGCAATCGAAACAGAGATCCGCGCCGGGAATCCCGACCTTCAAGGGCTGTGCCTCGCTCTCTCGGACTGGTCGGCGGAGTTGCGGATCATCAAAGACGAGCAACGCCGCCTGCGGCGAGGCGGCGATTGGCAAGCTCTGCGGAAATGCGGGGACGTTGCTACTTAAGGATGCGGCGTGCCGTAAAAAAAGCCGCCCGTTTCCAGGCGGCTGATTGGGAGGCAAGCGTGCCTACTTGGCAACGCGGTATGTCCGCTCGCCGGCTTCGTTCTTGGTGGACTCGACCGTGAGGCCCATTTTCTTGGTGAGGTTTCCGCTGATGAAGCCCCGGATGCTGTGGTTCTGCCAGTCGGTGGCCTTGGCGATCTCGGCCATCGTCGCGCCCTTGGGGCGGCGCAGGAGGTCCAGAATGATGTTCTTTTTCGAGAACTCGCGCGGCACTTTGGCCTCCTTCACTTTGGCGGCCTTCTTGCTGGCGACCTTCTCCTTGGCCTGCTTCTTCGGCGCAGCCTTGGCTTGCTTGGCGGCTTTCTTCGCGCCCTTGCTGGCCTTGGGCGCGCCCTTCTTCTGGCTGGCAGCCTTCTTCGAGGCGGCCTTTTCCGGCGCGACCTGCGCGACCTGTTCCGCAACGGCGGCGGTTTCGGTGGTGTTGGTAGCTTCTGCGTTCTTCATGGTGGTGTTTATCCTTTTGGCGGTTGATCCGCGCATGACGATTCATCACTCCGGTGGCCCCGGAAGGCAAGGGCTTATTTCGGGAATAAACACATGCCAGTAATGAGCCAGCGGGCGTACTCCCGACAGCGCGGAGTCTCGGCGAGCACCGTCCAGAAGGCAATCGCGTCTGGTCGCATCCACACCTTGCCCAACGGCCAGATCGATTCCGAGATTGCCGACGCAGAGTGGGCGCGCAACACCCAAACCCAAGCGCCACCAGTGGACCGGCGCGGCCAGCAACCAGAAGACGACGCGGAGGTCTTTGGCGCGTCGCAGTATACGAAGGCGCGGGCGGTGCGGGAACACTACCAGGCGCGCCTCGCCAAGATCGATTACGAGGAACGGATCGCGAAGCTCGTCTCGGGCGAAGAAGTCCAGGTCGCCGCCTTCAATAAGTTCCGCCAGTTCCGCGACGCGATGATCAACCTCCCCGACCGCCTGGCGGCGATGCTTGCCGCCGAGACCGTAGAGGCCACGGTGCATGCGCTCCTCACGAATGAGATCCGGAAGGCCCTGAATGATTTTGCCGACGAATCTAACGGCTGAAGAGATCTACGGTGCCGCTGCCGCGGCTGGCGCGCGGCCGGACCCGCTGCTCACCATTTCGCAGTGGGCCGACCGCTACCGCTGGCTCTCGCAACGCGCGTCCGCTGAGCACGGTCGCTGGCGCACGGAGCGGACGCCCTACTTGCGCGAGATCATGGACTGCCTTTCGCCCATGTCGCCCATCGAGCGAACGATCTTCATGAAGGGCGCGCAGATTGGCGGCACGGAGTGCGGCAACAACTGGATGGGATACATCATCCACCAGGCCCCCGGCCCAATGATGTCGGTGCAACCGACTGTCGAGATGGCCAAGCGCAACTCGAAGCAGCGCATCGATCCGCTGATCGAAGAGTCGGAAGTCCTGCGGAAACTCGTCCGCGATCCGAGGTCGCGCGATTCCGGCAACACGGTTCTGTCGAAGGACTTTCCGGGGGGCGTGCTGGTGATGACCGGCGCGAACAGCGCGGTCGGCCTTCGGTCGATGGCGGCACGATACCTGTTCCTCGACGAGGTGGACGCTTACCCAGGTGATGTGGAGGGCGAGGGCGACCCGATCACGCTGGCGATGGCGCGCACACGGACGTTCGCGCGTCGCAAAGTGTTTCTGGTTTCGACGCCGAAGATCACCGGCATGAGCCGGATCGAGTCGGCGTATGAGGAGAGCGACCAGCGGAAGTACTGGGTGCCGTGTCCGACGTGCCGCGAGTTCCAGATCCTGAAGTTCGCGCAACTGCGGTGGCCAAAGGGCGATCCGCAGAGTGCGGTTTACGTCTGCGAGCACTGCGGCCAGGAGATTCGCAACCACCAGAAGCAGTCGATGCTGGCGTGCGGCGAGTGGCGCGCCGGCGCGAAAGGCGATGGTAGGACGGCGGGCTTCCATATCTCCAGCCTGTACAGTCCGGTCGGTTGGTTCTCGTGGGGCGACGCCGCCAAGCAGTTCGAGCAAGCGCAGAAGAACCCGGCGTTGCTTCAGGTCTTCGTCAACACAGTGCTGGGCGAGACTTGGACGCTCCTCGGCGAAGCCCCGGAGTGGCAGAAGCTCTACGACCGGCGTGAGGACTATAAGGTCGGACTGGTCCCACGCGGCGGTCTGTTCCTCACGGCGGGCGCGGACGTCCAGAAGGATCGCATTGAGGTCGAGATTGCCGCCTGGGGCCGTGGAAAGGAATCGTGGTCCGTCGATTATCGGGTGTTCGAAGGCGACACCTCTCGCGCGGCAGTGTGGGAGAAACTTACCGGCTTGCTGAACGAATCCTTCGCAACTGAATCTGGTCTGGAGTTGCCCATCATGCAACTCGCAGTGGATTCCGGCTTCGCCACTATCGAGGTGTACCAGTGGGCGCGGCGGCAGGGCGGGCGCGTGCTGGTGATCAAAGGCGATTCGCGGACTCCATCGCTCATTGGTTCGGCGTCTCCGGTAGAAGTCGGGCCGATGGGCGCGAAGCTGAAGCGCGGCGTCCGGGT